CATCAGCTACACCCTTTATCCCATCCTGCATAACCTTGAAGGCTAACGTGGCTTTCTCACCCAGAGCCTTGAACACATCAGCAAGCGTAGTTGTGCCATCTGCTGCTACCTTAATTTTATCTGAATAAACAACCAAGGCACCCGCCGCCAAAGCGAAGATAGTCACAGCCGGATTGATCGCAAGTATCCCAAGACTGAACAACTTCATCTGGGCAACAATCACAATCAAGTTCTTGAGAAAGATTCCACCAAGAAGTATAGCTGCAAACCCGACAAGTCTACCAAAGATGTCCATGTTGTCTGAGAGCCAGAGAAGGGCTGAGGCCAAGCTGGTTGTGCCCTGCACGGCCTGATCCAAAAGGCCAATGAATCTCTGGAGAGAATTCATAAAGACCGTTATGGCTTGATCCACTGTCGGAATACGTTTAAGGAATCTTTCCTTCAAACTCTTCTCTGCGGAGTTGAAGGCGTCGATGATTACCTGGGTAGTGACACGTCCTTCAAACGCCCACTTTCTTAACTCGCCTCGACCGATGCCTAAGTACTTGGTAAGGGTCTGGGTGACAATCGGCAACTGTTCCATAACAGCACGAAGCTCATCACCTCGCAGAGCACCAGCAGCCAAGCCCTGGGAGAACTGAATCATTCCCCAGTGAGCTTCACGGGCAGTGACACCGGAGAGAATGATTGCGTGGTTCAACTGCGTAGCGAACTTGACGACATCCCTCATGTTTAGGCCCATCTGCTTTGTGTTGATTGCAATACGGTTGTACATCTCCACATTGCCTTCAAGGGCCGTCCTGGTTTCACGACTCATCTTATATATTGCTTCCATTGAGGCGTGCAGTTCCCAGTGGCCGGTCGTAACTACTCGGAGACGGTTGAGCATGTTGGCATAAGCGTCGGCAAGCTTGATGGTGCTTATTATCACCTTCGCAGAGACGAGTCCAGCGAGGACTGTCTTCAACTTACCCATCTGGTCTGTAGCTTTTGAGCCAGCTTTACCGACGTCGGATATATTTCGCTTGACAACGCGAGCACCGTCTTCACGGATTTCAATTAGCAGTATTTCTTTTTTAGCTGCCACGGAGTAACCTACCTTTTTTCAATATCTTCTTGGCTGCGGCGATGGCAAACATAGTCATGCCTTGGCGAGCCTGAGCGGACCCTGTCCCTTTGTCGAGATCGTTAATGTAACTCACCGCATTGGCGATGTAGATATTACCACCTCCGACCTTCCAACCTTTGATTGCATTCGACGCATTTATCAATGCCTCGGTGCTTGCGATCTGTCGGTTCGTATCGACCTTTGGTGTATCCGGGCCTTCCTTCACACCTGTTTTTGGACTCCTCGCCGACAGCCTCCAGTTGATCCTGGCACGGCCTGTCTTTACCGGAGTGCGTAGAATAACCTCCCTCGTTGCGGCCATAGCAGCCTCACGAATTGTCTTGGAGACGTTCATTAGGAGTACGTCTCCAACCTTGTTCATTCTGCTTGCAAAGTCTCGTGCCATATATGCTCATTATACACGATATTATCGGACTAATCAAGAACTTTCTTTGTTTTTTCGAGCCGAATATTTGAGAAATGCTTCATCCATCATCCTTATCTGGTAGTGCATATCCTCGGCCTCTTCTATTGTCAGATCCAGCCGGTCAGAGTATTCAGCAATGCACCAACCTGGAATAGGCCCTGCCGACCAGCCTGTAGAGCGGTTGGTGTTCAGCTCAGTGAAGGCCGTAAAGTATAGCTCCAGACCCATGAATAGGTCTGGAGCGTTCTGTATGCGGTCTGGCAGTGGTCTCCTTCGTTGATAGCACTGACGGATGATTCGTTGTTCCACCTTCCCCATCTCTAAATAGTAGAGGAGGCAGTCGATTAGTTTCCCGAGTCCGCCTCCATGATCTCAGCTCGGTACAGGGCGATGTCGTCTGCGGCCTTCTGGATGTCAGCAAACAGATTGGGCTGTTCGTTGAGCACCTGCTCGACATTGTCTTTGTTGAAGTCCAGCACCGTCTCGGCGTCGGCATCGTCGTGGGTGATGAGGTCTTTGGTAATGCCTTTCCAATCGACAACGATAGCCTGGGAGTATGCCTTGACGAACAGATCGTTCAGGATTTTCTTGTCGATGACGCCGGTCTGGATCGCTCTACGGTGGGGCTTGGCGATTCGTTCCATTGTCTTGGCGAAGTGCTGATTGCTGCCGCCAGCACGGGCGATCTTGATCTCGACGCCGGGGGCGTAATCCAGCCAGACACCATCACGTTCCACTGCGGTATCTGTTTCAAACATCTTGCGAAGTGCGTTTCTACTCATAGTCAGGTCTCCAGTTAAAGAAAAGATTTGGGTCCGGGGGACGTCCCGGACCCGTTGGTTTCTTGCTTATGCAGCCACGTCGGGGAGGTAATCCCAGAAGCACATCAGCATCGTGTGGTCGTAACCAGTGATGGCGGAAGTGCCGATTGCAGCTTCCTGGCTCAGTGGGATACGGATCGCCTCATTCTGAGTGACGTCCAATCGACCGTCGCCCAGGGACATCAGCGGAATATCAATCGTGATGCCTGCGTTCTCTTTGACGACGTGCATGTCCATCGTGACATCGCTGTTGTTTCTGATCGCGGCGACCGAATCAACTTCCACGAAGTAAGCGGTAAGACTGCCGGTCACTACGAAGTTGCCGAAGGAAGCATCGAACCCACCGAGAACGCCGATTGCCTTGTCAGGCGAAACGTTGTTGTTGATGGAGATTGTCATCTCCTCAGCGAACGCGAACAGCGGCACAGGATTCTCCTCGGTGTCCGAGACGATTGCGAGGTTGATCAGCGGCACGTTACTCGATGTATTGAATGCCGACTCTTCAACCAGTGCCTCTCTGGTGCCGGATTTGATACCGACAGCAGCACTTCGGGTCTCATGATCCATTGCGATGAACGCCATGTCCAGCATCGCTTTGTCAGCGGTGGGGATGTTGATGGTCAGCTCATTTGGAACGGCACCGATCAGGTACTCGCTCTGAATCTGCGAAGGCTGTGCGTCATCAGGGGCACCGAGCTGACGCTCGATGTTGTAGGTTCGTCTCACGATGTCGGTGCCGGTCTCGTTCTTCAAGACGCGAGGCAGGAAAATCTGGATCGTCTTGGCTGCGGCAGTGTCAGCAACCATATCGGCCTGCGACTTGTCGAGGACGATTGCGAACTCAGTGATCGAGCGGACGCGGGCAAAACCCATCCCACTTAGGTCGAACTGAGTGGCGACGGAGTCACCACCAATATAGATGAACTCGCCGGGAACAAGGCCCAGCTCTCGGAGGTCTTTGACGGTCGTGGTCAACTGCGGCAGGGAGCCGGTCATATCGACAACGAGATCGCCTGCGGAAAACTGGTGACCCACCTTTACGAGCTTCGACAACGCTCCGGGCGTCTCAGCGACCAGCGTCTCGGCGACAGTCAGGACGGCTGCTAGGACAGTCGTGACAGTCTTGAGACCATTGTTGGCAGCGTTGGTATTGCCGGTAGCAAAGACAAGGTCATCGACCTCGAAGACGTCAAGCCCAGATGCTGCGGTATAGGTGTCGGGGCCGGTAGTCACGCCGGTAATCTCGGAGTCGCCTCCAACTTCCGCTTTATTGCGGAGGTCTGCGAAGAAGAAGCCCTGCAGGATGTCCTGCAAGCCCGTCTGCACGAGATCGTGATTAAGCGAACCCGCCGCATCCAGGTCAACAGTCTGACCCTTACGGTTCTGCCGGTCGGTACGGAACGGAGTTCTGGAAACCTTGGAGATCGAGCCACCGAAATCGGAGAAGGTATTCACATCCAGAGGCTTCCAGATGGGAGTGCCACCCAGAACTTTGATGCTGTCTTCCTCAGCGTAGGAGGTCTCCACTACATTTGAATTGATTTTGTTTACTGTACTCATTAGGTTAAACTCCTTATTGAATCAAGTCGTACTGAAATTCAGCTACCACATCTGATCTAAACCAATTTCCATCCGGTCCCATCTCCATTTCGTTGACATCACCGAACCAGATGTCACCATCTGCCGGATTACGAAAGTTATCTGCGAACGCCGCAGAGAGGACATCACTATCTTGTAGCCCGTCTTCGCGTGGAGTGTAAATCTCCACGAACACAAAGCCGGACTGAGTATGCTTACTCTTTTTATCTGCTCTGCCGAGTGAAGCCCTCGACCCACTTGCGTGCCTGACTGAGATGCGAACCCACTTGATGCTCTGGTCGGTAGGCACCGTCTTAGCCGTGTCGTCATAGACTGCGTACAGGGATTGAGCGTCGGCGACCGCTTTCAGCGGCGTCAGTATCCTGTCCCGAGCGTCAGTACGCGATGCTATCATAACCCTATTCTACTGTCTTACCTGCAAAATGTAAAGGATAATATCGGACTTATGACTAATTTTTTGAATATCGATAACATTCCAGCTCGAACCATCGAGCGAATCCACGATCTTGGTGCCCTTCTCAATGTCCACAGTCTCATCAGGAATGAGGCATACCCGCTGATCGCCACGTTTGATGGCGGTGCCATCGACCTCTTGAGCGGTGTAGAAGAAGAATACGCCCATTGCATTTGTGGGTGTTCCGGCGTCATTACCTCGCCACGGCTTGTTCGCATCTAACACCGATCCAGGAAGAGCGACCGTCATTGCACGGCCATCTTCCTGAATCAGTTCTTCAACCCACGCCCATTCCTCGGGAAGTGCCATTAGCCTCTCCCCAGAGTTCGCCTAGTGGATGTGAGCAACCT